CGTATTTGCTGATCCTGTGTATCTGCAAGAGGGTGAGGAATATGCAATTGTTTTGGTGGCAGATACGCAATCATATAACGTGTTCATTGCTCAGCAAGGACAAAACGTTATTGGTTCTTCGATGGCGCTATCAAAGCAAGCCTATATGGGCGTGTTCTTGACGTCTTCAAACAGCTCTACCTGGAGCCCTGATCAGACTAAGGATTTGAAGTTTGATGTCTACCGCGCTAGCTTCGCAACGGGCGCGGGTACTGTAACGTTTGACTGCAACGCGCCTATTACGTTGCCGATGTCGTTCAACGCGATCTACACGACCTCTGGTTCTAACAACCTATTGGTGACTCACGAGTCACACGGTTTGAAGGCTGGTGACACTGTGGTTCTAAACGGCGTTGTTACAGGAAACAACATTACTGGCGCATCTCTAAACGGAGTGAGCAAGACGGTGTTGGCCTCTGATATCGATACCTTCACGATCCAAGGTTCTGCTAATGCGAACGCAACCGGAACTATCGGTGGCTCTGCGGTGACTATCCAAGCGAACTACCAGTTCAACCTATTCGTAGGAAACGTGGCAGCCTTCGTCCCGGATGGTACTTCGGTTACTTGGGAATATCAGTACTCTTCTCAATCGACTCGTGTCCCCTCTGGTTGGATTAAGTTCAACCCAGGCGATACTAACACGCTACCGGCTGAAGGCGTGATTAGAGCAGCCGCTGACCTACAAGTCCGCGCGACTCTAACAACGACTAAGGAAACGCTATCTCCAAGCATCGAAAGCTCGGGCTTCAATGCAGTTCTAGTAAGCATGAGAGTGGATGCGACTAGGAAGGTATTCAACTATGTGTCTAAGGACATCCGGTTTGATAACCCGACTACGCACGCAAGATTCTTGATCGGCGCGCGTCTACCTGGTTCTTCTGGTATGAAGCTATACTTGAAGGAAATCGATACGGTTGACCAGAACGTGCCGGCCACGGCTTGGGTAGAGTTGATTCCTAAGACTCCTGTGACTAACAGCGAAAGCTTCATTGAGTATGAATATACTCTGGATGGAGAGTTTGTTGGTTATAAGTTGAAGGTTGAACTAACTGGCGATAGCAACAACCCGCCAAGTCTATCTGATATCAGAACTCTGGCATTTGCTTAAATAAGAAAGAGGGGCGAAGTGTAAACTTCGCCCCAATTTCCACAGGAGAACTGAAATGCAACGAGTTAAAGATGAGCCGACCCTAGCCAGAACCGAAGCCCACGTGATTGAGAATATCGATCAAGAGGCTTATCAGGCTTATGTTGCTAGACGGCGAGCTGTTCTTGATACTAAACAGCGCCTTGATAAACTAGAACAAGATACCGCTGAGATCAAGAATACTTTGGGTGCTATCCTACAACTACTAAGAGATGACGGCAAATGAAGCGAGTCCAATCCAGAGCAGAACTAAAACACAAAATCCTACTTGAGCTAGGACATCCATATATCAATGTCGATCTATCCGACGAACATATTGATATGGCTATCGACACGGCCCTACGCCACTTCTTCAAGTACAGCCCTTACGGCTCCTTTGAGAATCACTATATTTATACAATCACAGCTCAGGACGTGACCAATGGGTATATCCCCATCCCTCGTCATATGGACGCTGTGATTGAGGTTCTATCAACCGGAACTTCCCTCAGCGATCTGTCATTCGCAACCGCTGAATATCAGATGTCCCGCGAAACCTTCATGGCCGCCCAACGCTTTAATAACGTATCACTAGTCGATTACGTTACCATGAAGCAACGTCTATATAACACTCAACAGATTATCTCGCCTCCGAAGAACTTTGAGTTTGTTCGTTATCAGCGTCGTCTGATCCCGTCATTCGGTTTGATTGAAGGTAAGGTACTGGCCTTGAGAGTCTATGAAAACGTAGACCCCGAAGCCTCTGATGTCGGTGTTGATGAAGCAGATGTAATTCCTGCCGCTGACCTATGGGACGATGAGGTTCTCAAGGAACTGGCTGTTGCTGAATGTAAGGTTGTTTGGGGTAACATTCTGAAGAAGTTTGGTCAGGTCGTTCTACCAGGCGGCGTTACGCTAGATGGTCAGAAGATTTATGAAGAAGGTAAAGAGGAATTTGACCGGATCACAACGCATATGCTGTTCCAGAATCCAGTTGATTTCTTTATGGGGTAAGATATGAAATATAGATCAATTTACAGTGGGTCGGAAGTCGATCAGATTCTGTCCTCCATTAAGAACAATAATCAATTTGATCTTCGTGGCGATCTGGTGAACGCGGTTGATCCAACCAAAGGTACAGAGCTGGTGGGACATGAGGGTAGAACCGTGAAGGCTGTGCTTGACGGTATCAGCCTCGGGTCGGATTCGATGGGACCAAATACTCCTGCGTTGGGGATTGATCCAGCCGTTTCCCCATATCGCGTTGGTCATTCCGCGCGGCGTCCATTGATGTCTACGGCGGATATCGCCATCTATGTGGACCCAGCTAGCGGGAATGACTCAAACACCGGAGCAACGCAGGGAACCGCGTTGCGGACATTCGCCGCAGCGATGGGTCGTATTCCCTATGTTCTATTTCACAAAGCGCGTATTTACTGCCTAGATGGCACATATAATGAAGCACCGGTAGTGCAGTTTATTTGGCTATCCGCCAGCCGCTGGGCCAACTTTTCTGTTATTGGCCACACGCCAGCCAATCCGGCCTATACCGACACCAGGCCCGAGAATGTCGTATTCTCCAACACGATCGGCGGCGGGCGGCAGGTTACGGTATGGTCTGCTATGCCGGGCAGCAACTACAACACGATCCTTGATGGTGTCACTATCGATGCGTTTTGGCCATACGACGTGACATGTCAAGTCACCAACTCTATTATCCAGAATGGCGGAGGGTCATTTAATAACTACGCCATTGGCGGGCATGGCGGCCGCGTCAGCTTCGGTAACGTGAAGTTCAAGAATATTCCCGCAGATGGTTTGGTATGTGAGGCTACTGACTTTGCTCAGTATCACTTTGCTTCTTGCACTTATGATAATGTTCTAGCTCCTTTCGCCAGCGTGAAAAATGGTTCTAAGGTGAGTGTAGAGAATTGCGGTTTTGATCTTTCCACCAGCTTCTGTGAGCCCGGCTCCCTACTGATGGGAGACACGGCAATGCGTACTAATCAATTTGGATTTGGTCTAGCTAACAATACAGCCGGATATGTGGTGATGGCGGGAGGAACGCCAGGCGTAGATAACTACAATGAGGGCGGTCAAATTGTTTGTTATGGCAAGGATGCCGTAGGATCAAACGGCGCCTCGGTTAGTTTAAGCTTTGGCTCACGCGTGGTTAATAATACCTCATCTAAGTTTGTGGTGTCCTATTCAGACACAACAGGCACCTCTGAAGTATTCAGAGCCACGAACCTAGGAATGTTGCGTCCTGCGGTTGGATTGAATTTGCCATCAGTGGCTGCTTCCAAGTCGTCTGGAGTCAACGGAACAATCTTCATCGACAGCGCGGATAGCAAGCTCAAGTTCAGGGATACGGGCGGAGCTTTGCAGGTGATGTTGCCCGCGTCTCTACCTCCTTCTGGGGCTGCGGGCGGTGATCTATCCGGAAGTTATCCAAATCCAACCGTAGCGACCGTTGCGGGACATAAGGTTCCTCAAACCATCATAGCATCGGCGGTCGCCACCCAAGTGACAGGCACAACGGCGGAGCAGACGGCAGCAACCATTTCTCTGCCTGCGCTTGGGCCTAATAGTGTCGTCGTTATCAAAACGTGGCATTCATGCACTAACAACGCTAATGCCAAAAACATCATAGCGCGCATTGGCGGTACTTCCATTGGATCATATAATGTGCCGTCAGCTGTGTCGGATTCTATCGAACGGCGATTAGCTAATCGCGGGGCGACTAATTCACAACTGGTTACTCCGGCAACGCTATCGTCATCCTATGGCTCATCAACGTCTGGATTCCTGACCACCGCGATTGATACGTCAGTTCCGACCACTCTCACTCTTATCATTCAGCTATCGAACGGCGCCGACACGATGACTCTGGAAGCATATGAGGTAACTGTAATCAATGCGCCCTAAATAGTAGATATATATTTGGAGATTCAGTATGGCTGTGAATATTATGGGTAATTTCAAGAGACCCAATGAGCAAGATTTAGTTGCTAATCTGATTGAAGAAGCTATCGAGCAACGCGGGGCTCAAGTCCGTTATATTCTACGAGACATGCTGAACCCAGATCAGGTTCTAGGTGAATCGACGATGTCGGAATTCAAGGAAGGTTACGACCTTCCTATGTTCATCGAATCCGTTGAGCACTTCAACGGCAACGGCGACATCTTTGATGAGTTCAGTATTAGTAAGGTAGACTCTTCCATCTTCCAGGTCGGAGCAAGAAAGTTCCGCTTGGAGTTGGAGGGCAAGTTGGATCGCCCGCGCGAGCAAGATTTGATTTATCTCCCATTCTCAGATTCGCTATGGGAGATTACTAAGGTGAAGATGGATCTGCGATACTACCAAATGGGTAAGAACTACTCATACCGTTTGGTTTGTAAGCTATTCAGTTATAGCCACGAAGACATCGACAATCCTGAGAGTGACTTTGAAACGCTACGAGTCGATCAAGACCTTGACGATGAAGGCCTCAAGAGACTACTTGGTATCAGCCCAGGACGTAATGGTGATGAGTCCGAGGCTCTTGAAGACAACATCGATAAGAGCACTCCGGTTGATGATGTAGACACATTTGGATTCTAAGGATAACAATGAACAAGATTTTTGGTTCCGAAAACTATTTTTACCACGCCTCCGTGCGTCGGTATATCAACCTATTCGGTTCATTGTTTACCGATCTACAGATCAAGCGTAAGTCGGATGATGGTAAGAAGGAAGATACAATCACCGTTCCGATCCGATATGGCGTTGGAAATATGTACATGAAAGCCCCGCAGACAGTAGAGGGTCGAGAACTAAAACAGGTTTCTCGTGTCCTCCCGGCGATGGCTTTCAAGCTAGATAATCTATATAAGGACGTCAATCGCAAGACTAACTCCATGAACCGCATCAAGCATCCAACCTTTGATGTGGACAGCGGGACGAAATTCCAGTTCAACCGAGTGCCGTATAACTTTATCTTTGAACTCATCATTCGGACAAAGAACTCCGATGATATGATGCAAATCGTTGAACAGATTATCCCTGCATTCGACGGCAACCTATCTGTTACAATTGAGGATACCACAGGCGTTCCGGTTGAACAAGATATCATCATATCTATTGATGAAGTAGCAATGGAAGATAACTTCGATGACGAAATGCAATCGCGTCTGCTAGAGTACAAGATTACATTTGAACTGAGAGGTTTCCTATATAAGAGAACACAAAACTCTCTAGTGGTGAAAGAGATTGACCTTCAAGTCGGATACGCGGACGACGCTATGTTGGACGTATTCACTGTTGATGATCAGTATCCTATCACAGAGGAACAGAATGTACTATCCAAGTTGACTGAAGTTATGGGAGGTATGCCATCGATTGATGTCGACTAGAACAATAAGAGGAAATAATAATGAGTACAATGTCAGATCGCTTGAAAGAAACGCTGGGTATGTTGGAATCGAAGGGAGTGGAGGTTAAGCAAGTCCATACCTTCGATGATTCCGACGCAGAAGTTGTTGGACCGCGCGGAGGTGAGCTCATCCCCTTCGAACCGAAGAATATTCCAACTTCTATTCCTGAAACTGAGAATTCCGATATTCGTGATGACTATATCACTTCCCGGAACATCACCCATACGCTTATCGATATGGCAGGGAGCGCGCTAGAGGGTGCTCTAAGCGTTGCTATCGAGACGCAGCACCCGAAGGCTTACACTGTCTTTAACGAGCTAGCAACCACCATGCGCGGCCTCTCTAAAGACCTGCTAGAGATGCAGAAGATTTACAAGGAAATCTCTGCTGAAAAGCGAGCCGCTGCTGAAGCCGCAAAGAAGGCCCAGAACGTGACTAACAACAGCCTGAACATTACTACCAATGCCTCGCTAGCCGATGTGCTGAAGATGATCAAGGATGGCGTCGATCCCAATACAATCAACCAGGTCCAACCTGCGGAGATTGTAGATGTCTAAGAAAGATATCATGTTTGCTCCATATAAGGATGGAGCAGGACATCCATTTCCGATTCAGGATATATTCTTGCCTTATCGGGAT